TTTAAGATATTATCAACTTTTTTCCATTCTTCACCAAAAATATTTGCCGCATTGGTCTTTTTAACGAATACTGATATTGTTGAGGTGTCAATATTAGCGTTATCTAAGATAAATCTTTGATCTTGAGCAGTATTTACCAGAAAGGTTGATTCTAAAGTTGTTCCTTGTAAAACATGAATAGGATCTTCAGTAGATCCGAAGGTTGCCACTCTTTTTCCAGTACCTGTTGTATGTACAAGTGCTGTAATTGCTCTTGATATTGAAAATCTAAAAATTGATTCGTTTGAAGCACCTACACAGACTATTCCTGGTTTTAAAATCAATTGATTTATATCATTTGAGGTATCTGTAATCTCAACATCAAAAGAAATAGATGCTCTTGCTGCTGTTCTGGATCTAGGCACATATCCAATGTTACGTGCTAGTGATATTACATTCTCTCTTACAGTTGCAGAATCTAAAAATGACTCATTTGCCACTAAATTAGCATTAAATGAGTTAATATACGTATTATATGCTAAAGTATCAATTAAAACTGAGAAATTTGAACCTTCAAAGTCAAAATCCGTAAAATTTGAGTTTGATTTAAGGTGATTTCTTATTTGAGTCTTAATTTGATCAAAATCTAAATTAGTAAATTGGGTAAATGGCATTATTTTATCTAGTAGGTTCCAATATGAATGTAAATTGTTGACGAGGACGTTCTAATCCAACAATATCAAAAAAGATTGTTACTTCAAACGCATTTAAATCGGGTTTTCCATTAACAATAGTCTTTACATTACCTACTCTTGGTTCAAAGTTCTCAATTGTAGTTGTAATTTGATCTCTGATGACTATACTTGTTGATTGTGTATAGTTTTCAAATAATGACCCTCGTATATTAGTACCTAAAAGAGTGTTAAAGAACCTTTCTCTAGGTATTGTTTCAACTAAATTCCTAACTGACCTAGCAATAGCACGTTCATTCATCAAGACAGGCATGTCTTTTGTTATAGGATGTGGTTTAAATGACAAACTAATGTCTTTAAATCCTCTAGATGTACGTACCGTAGCCATTAAGGGTGGAATCTATAGTATTTCCTCCCTTTATTTATACCTATTCTCGAAAACTAAAAGAATTTGATGGAAATTCTTCAATCCAACCATTCATTATATACTTATCACCATCTAAAGGTGGATTTCCACGGTGGGTATGTGTCCAACCAGCAGGAAAAATGATGAATTTACCTGCTTTAGGAGTTATTCTACAACTTTGATATAAAAATTCTGTTTCTCCACCTTCAAATCCATCATTTAAGTACATTAGAATTACTAATTTGCGATACGGATCACTTGCTTCACTATCGTGATGCCATGTATGATACCCTTCACATGGTGATGTCTTTTGTAATTTACAATATTTGTACTCAAATTGTCTTGTTTTTAGTATTTCATACGTTTCCATGTAGTGACGTAGTGCTCCCATCACTATTTGATGCCATTCTTGAGCAATTGGCACTGTATTATGGTAAATATTAATCTCTTCATGTAGTATTTTATTCATGAATAATTGATCATCCTTCACTACACCCGTATTTCTTCTGGAAACCATTCCAGCATTAACAGATCTCATATTATCAAAGAACGTAATAAACTTATTACAATCAAAATTACATTGATATTCTGATATAAAGTTATTATGATTTACATGATCGGTAATAGTTGGTTCAGTCATCCTATTTCATATTCTTGAGTAGTTTTAAATTCTTCAATCCATCCAGTAGCAATATACTTTATTCCTTCTAAGGGTGGATTTCCACGGTGGGTATGTGTCCAACCAGCAGGAAATATAACTAACTTTCCTTTTTCTGGTTTAATACGAGTAGAATGATATAAAAATTCTGTTTCTCCACCTTCAAAATTATCGTTTAGATAGAGTATCGTTACAAACTTACGATTAGGGTCTATTGGATCTCTATCATGATGCCATGAATGAAAACCTTGGCATGGGGCAGTCTTTTGTATTTTACAACTTATATTCTCAAGTCTAGTATTACTTAAAGAATATTGATCCATATACTCAGTAAGACAATCGTTATTTACATTCACCCATTTAGATAAAATAAAATTGGTGTATGAAGTAAGAGATTCGATACCCAATACTTCATCAGCACCAATTAGTTCATGTAAAAATGATTGTTCGTCCTTTACAGTTCCTTGACTTCTAGGACTTTTTATAGCAATGTTTTCATGAAATTCAATAAAATCATCACAATTTATATCAGTGTAAAACTCCGATATAAAGTTATCATTCACTTACCTTGCCCTCTAGTTCTTTTCTTTGCCCTATTACGAGAAGTAGAAGCGTACTTTGTATGCTTACCATTTCCTTGACGAGTTTTTTTCGGTTTTGATTCTACTGTTTCAACACCGTTAGCATTAAACATTTTTGCCATAATTAATCTTCAATAAATTCAGTTTTAATATGAGAAGGATCTGGTGTTCCATCAATATAGAAATCCTGTGCCAAATCCTCCATAGTGTTAAAATATTCATCTTGAGAGAGATTTTCATGAACAATCTTACCATCAATTAGAATATTATAACGAGTCATTAGATTACCCTTGTCTTCTCATGACCGACTCGAACTCTTGGATCACACCAGATCTCAAACCCTGCTTCCTTCGCATCTAGGCAGAATGAAACATCCTCTCCGCACATATCTTGTACTTCACCCGATTCAAAGATTTGCATCTTTGGAGCAAACCAAGGATAAGGCATACCTTCATGTTCAAAGACACCATTCTTAATTAATAACCATCCAAACCCTGTGTAATCCACAGTAAATGGTTTCTTTCTTTTCGAGATGCTTTCGACGGTTTCGTGATTCATCACTCCTCCATTGGTGCGGAAATCATCCTCTTCGAGCCAATGTGCTACCGAGGTGGTTTTGCCGTCTTCTGTACAATACCAACCACCAGCAAGATCCTGATCCATTAGAACTAATTGCCAGAACTTCTCAGTGTTGAAAACAATATCACTATCAATCCATAACTGATAATCATATTGTAACTTACCGTCCCAAGGTTTCTGATCTGGTCCTCTTAATACATTCGCTCCAAGGCACTTACACCGAGCGAAGTTGACCATAGAGGAATAATCCTGAGAGATCTGTATCGAAGCCTGTGCCTGTACAAGATCGAAGCATAACTGTACAAAACTTTTTAAAAATTGATATGAAACTCCACGACCTGGTAGACAGAATACTACTGTCTTACCTTTAATGAGTTCTTTTGCTTTATCATAATCCCACTCTGCTTCTTTTTTTACCACAGGGGATTTCGCTTTAACTGTAAATCCTTTAGACATAACCTACGTAATGTTATAACCATATTATATCTCATTATGTAGTCTAAGTCAACTTACTTATAGGTTACGGATATCAACATCCTATACTTTGTATCAGTAGGTGTTGAGCTACTGTGTTTAACTGAACCGTCAAAAAGCAACAACCGATTTTTTATACTTTCAACCCTCTCACCTGTTTCAAATTCAGTAAATCCATTATTAGTATTCATATAGAGTAATGCTGTAGTACATGATTCATCCATGTCTACATGCCTAGAATGTATAATTTGCTTTCCTTGATTTACATACATCAATACTCTTGATCTGTGTAAACACTTAATATCTAATCCTCTCAGAAAAGGTAAGAAGTACTGATGGGTGCTTGGATTTACAACATCCATATAATCATACATGGGATGTACAAAATAATAATTGTTTATATCTTCTTCTTCTTGATCAGTCTCTGCAGCGACATTTCTCTGAAAATTCCATTGCCACATTGTTTGATTTGTCATCATCCCATATAGATGATTAAAATATTCTTCTTCTAAGTAGTCTTCAATAACTTGCATCTTCTGCTATACCATTATCAAGTTCAATTTGTTCATAAGTTAATTCATCTCTAAAATATGACTGATATATTCTTCCCCATATAATATTAAATTCATACTCATCAAGATCTTTGAAGAGACACTCTCCTCTTAGATATATGTGATATGTACTAATCCTCTGATTCTGTAATGATGAGTTCATCGCCATCTGTTTTAAAGGTTACTTCTGTGTCTTCGTACCAACCTTGATCATTTATAACCCACTCTGGTATTCTTAGTAGGTATTCTCCTGTTGCGGTATCAATCTCTATGGGGCGTTTTTGATTTGGGATATTTTTTTGCATACTGTGGATTTGATTTTTCCATTATATATCACTTTTGAATTATTCGCAAGTCAACCCTGTGGGGATTTTTTAACAGCGAAAAAAAATTTGAAGTTTCATGGAATATTGTTCTCGCTTTCGTAACACTTTGTAGGTTAGGGTAGTTATCGGTTTTTAAACGGGGGGGGCGGACCGCCCGACCCCCTGCTGATACACGAACCCACGAATGGTGTGCCACCTCACCAACTGGCATACGTCTACTTTTGTGAGACGTACTCCTGCTGTTTTGGGACTGCCACGCCATAACGCCCACCTGTTCGGGTTGCCCATTTGTGTACTGCTTTGCCGTGTGCCACTGGTAGTTTTGTCACATGGTAAGTTTTACCGTTTAGCGAAATTGTTCTTTTTTTCATTTTTTTGGGATTTAGGGAAAAGGACACGAAAAAAGACAGGCATTAGTGCCTGTCGGATACGTTATAATACGAAGGGGTAGGAGGGGCAGGACGAAGACCAGCACGAACTTGATCTGCTTCGTATGCCTCTAGCAACTCCTTTGCGACCATGCTCTTACAGAACTGAACCATATTAGGGGAGCAGTAGTAACCGTTGCCTGTGATGTGTGTTTTGTTTGTCATGTGCTTATACTAGGATGGGAAAGGGGTATTGTCTACCCCCTGAGTGGACAGTTTGCCTACTGTCCATTTCTGTACGAACCCATTAGGCATTTTCCGTACCATACTTCGGCGTATCCGTACTCTTCGGATAAACCAAGGCATAAACCCCAACACTCATCTAACTTCTTTTTGATTGTATTCTCAAAAGGAGCAGAAGGGCATACAACTGTGTATGGGAAAGAAGGATTGAAAGCGGTTTGATTAAAATTGTTCATATAATCAGTATAGCAAAAAAAAGACCCCTGTGAAGGGGTCAAATCTTAAGAAATTCAGGAGACTACTTTGTCCCATGTTTTGTCGAAGAGATCGGGGTCTGAATCCTGTTCGTTCTCTTCGTCGTCGTGATAGAGATCTAAAGAGGCAACAGTTGAGAAGAGGTCTGAGATAAGACGGAGTTCTTCTGAAGTGAAAGTGATTGTTTTTTCCATACCTTTATAATACCATTAAAAAGACCCCTGTGAAGGGGTCAAATGTTAAGAAATTCAGGAGAATAATGGTCTCATGTAATCTTTGAATTCTTCACACATTGCACGTGCTAGGATTTCTAACTGCTTAGGGTCTGAATTGTTCCCATCGGCAACCAATTCGTCATAACAGGCAGAAGTAATACCAGAATCAGTGATATCGTATTCATGGAGTTTGACATGTTTA